AAGAAAAGAGAGAGGAGTATTATACAATTCTCCATAGGGGTGAAGTTCTTTATAAGGACTTGACCGAAACTGAATACTTTGATAAACTTACAGACCTAGCAGAGGACTTCTACTCTACTGGGTCTCCGAATCCTTCGGAACTTGATACTAAAATTACTACAGGTTAATTATGGCACGCTCTAGAACTGGTCTTAATGGGCAAACATTCGTTGAATCCCAACCGAAGAAAACTCGTCAAGGATCCGGAAAAAACACGAAGTACGCCGCGTCGTCTCGCAATAATGCTAAAAAAGTCTATCGCGGACAAGGCAGAGGTTAATACATTGAGGGGCACGACCCCTCTTTTTTAATAAATACCTAAAATCAGATTGACGTAATGAAAACATATAAGCAATTTATTTCAGAATCTAACTCTACTAGAGAAAATATTAATGAGATTGCGTTTACTGCTGCTGCACTAGGTGCCGCTAAATTGGCGAGTATGGGATTAGGTGCTTATTCTGCTTATAGAGCAGCACAAGATCGTAAGAAGGGTAATTATAAAGGTGCTGCATTAAATGCTTTAGGTGCTTTACCTGCTGGTGGTACAGCATTCAAAGGTGCTCAAGCAATTGGTGCAGGTAGAAATCTTGCAAGAGGTGCTTCTACAATTCAAAGTATTGCAAGACACTCTGCACCTGCTAGAAACCAGGTCTATGATGCTGCTACTAATATGGGCATCGATGCAGTAAAATCAGTAACTAATGGTGCCCCTGCTAACGCTGCTACTAAAAAATCAACTGAACCTGCTAAGACAGAACCAACAGTCAAAACTCAACCTGTAGTAAAAACTCAACCAACAGTCAAACCAAGAGTTCTTTCAAAACTGAATGGTGTTCAAGGAACTGGTGTTGGTAAGAATTTTGTTGCAAAGAAATGGAGTTCTGCTGAAAGTGATCGCTATAAGAGAGTTGCTGCAGCAAATCAAAAGACTGGTGTTTAACCACGAATATTAAAACTAGGAGATAAAATGGGTAATTCACCTGTAGATAGAGATACTACATATATGAGAGAAATGTGGGGTACCACAAGACTTATTACTGACTACCACCAAAGTGAAAAAATGAACGATTTTCTTGACAATCTAGGTAATCATCAGCATCAAAAGATGCTTCGTGAAATTGCTAATGATGATATGACGCCTAAAAAGCACGATTCTAAGCAACAGAGTGAATTATATGAAAAAATTCATAATGATGAAATAGAACCTACCTATGGTCAAATTTCTGAATAGTGGATATAAATAAATTCAGAAAAATAAACCATTTCAATGCCTAGCAAGAGGGTTTCCAGAGCATTTAAGGATATTAGTTTCGCATTTGATCCACATCCTGTGACGAAAGACCTTCCTGTACTCATTAATGAGCGTGCAATCATTAGATCTATACGCAATTTAGTCGAAACAATACCTACAGAACGCTTTTTTAACTCTGACTTGGGGTCTGATATTCGCAGAAGTCTCTTTGAGTTCGTCGATGTCGCCTCAAGTCGTGTTATTAGGGATCAAATACGTGAAACAATCTTGTTTTATGAGGATAGAATTGAAAACTTAAAGGTTCAAGTCAATCCACAACCTGATGATAACAGTTTTGATGTAAATGTTTTCTTTGATATTGTAGGTTTAGATTATCCAACCCAGTCATTCTCATTCATATTAGAGGCAACACGATAAACAATGCCTTTTACTCAGTTTACTAACTTAGATTTCGATCAAATTAAATCAGAAATCAAAGCATATCTCCGTTCTAATTCAAATTTTACGGATTTTGACTTTGAGGGATCTAATTTTTCGATATTAATTGACACCTTAGCATATAATACGTACATTAATGCGTTCAATGCTAACCTTGTAGTCAATGAATCATTCCTAGATGGTGCAACAGTACGCGAAAATGTCGTATCACTAGCACGAAACATTGGTTACGTGCCTCGCTCTGCAAGCGCCGCTAAGGCAAACGTAACCTTTTCAGTCCCTACCACTACCAGTAGCGGTTTTATCACCGTTGAAGCAGGTCTGGTGTGTGTTGGAGGGCAAGATAATAGTTCATATCGCTTTTCACTACCCGAAAAAGTCACTGCAGCAGTGGTTAATGGTGTAGCACAGTTCGGAACAGAACAAAAACCAATAGAACTTTTTCAAGGAACTCTTCTTACACGTCAATTTGTCACTGATACATCTATAGATCAGCGTTTTATCCTTGATAATCCAAATATTGATGCTTCAACCATTAGAGTAAACGTTTCTAATGTTGGTGAAGCAGGCACTGGTAGAGATTTTAGTAGAGTTGACAATATTTTAAACATTGATAAGAACTCAGAGATCTATTTGCTCCAGGAAGTTCAAGATGAGAGGTATGAATTACTGTTTGGTGATGGATATTTTGGTAAAAAGTTGGAAAATGGCAAACTTATCTCTGTAAGTTACATTGTTACTGATGGTGAAGCAGGAAATGGACCTTCCGTCTTTGAATTTCAAGCAAATCTCCAAGATCAGAAAGGTGAGAGGGTAATTCCTAGTGGATCAGTACCCGTTACAACCATCCAGAAGGCGATGAACGGTGGCGGAATTGAAGATGTGTCTTCTATTAAGTATTTCGCCCCAAGACTGTACTCAGCGCAATATAGAGCGGTTACATCAAGAGATTATGAGGCAATTATTGCTTCGATTTACCCAAATACAGAGTCTGTTGCAGTTGTTGGTGGTGAAGAATTAGTACCACCACAGTTTGGTACCGTTCAAATCAGCATAAAACCCAAGAATGGTACATATGTCTCTGATTTTGATAAGAGAAATATTCTGAATAAGATTAAGCAGTACTCAATTGCAGGTATTAATCAAAAAATTATTGATCTTAAGGTTCTTTATGTTGAAATTGAATCTAATATCTATTATAACTCCTCACAGGTTGCTACTGTTGATGGTTTAAGGACTAATATTATTGATAGTCTTACAAAATACTCTAAAGATGTTGATATGAATCGTTTTGGTGGAAGATTTAAGTATAGTAAGGTTCTTCAACTAATTGATCGCGTTGATACTGCCATTACTTCTAACATCACTAAGGTGAAAATTAGAAGAGATATGAAAGTATTGGTTAATCAGTTTGCTCAATACGAAATTTGCTTTGGTAATAGATTTAATGTAAAACCAAATGGACTGAATATTAAATCTACAGGATTTAAAATTGTCGGTGATACTTCAACGGTGTATATCACAGATTTACCAAATGCAGACCTTAAGAGTGGAGTTGTTTCCATAGTTAAGATTGGCGCTAATGGAATAAAAACTGTTGTTGCCAAAGAAGCAGGTGTAGTTGATTACATAAAGGGGGAGGTTATTCTTAATACTATCAATATTGTTGAAACTGAAAAACCAAATAATATTGTTGAGATTCAAGCTTTCCCAGAATCCAATGATGTGGTTGGTTTAAAAGATCTTTACCTCAGTTTTAGCGTTTCAAGTAGTACAATAAATATGGTTAAAGATGTTATTGCATCTGGTGAAGATATTTCTGGCGTGTCTTTCACAAGAGACTATTATACTTCAAGTTATTCCAACGGAGATCTAGAGAGGAAATAAAATATGTCGCAATTTGAGAAGAGAGTGCAACTCAATAAAATTATTGAGAGCCAACTTCCAGAGTTTTTAGTTGCTGATTTTCCAAACGCCATAGAATTTTTTAGACAATACTATTTGTCTTTAGAACATCAGGGCGGTAGTGTAGATCTTGTCGATAATCTTGATCGATATATCAGAGTAGATAATCTCGTTCCAGAGGTTGTTGTAGGTGAGACATCGCTTACAGGAGATATTACATCTTCTCAAGATACTATTCAGGTAACTTCCACAAAAGGATTTCCTGACGAGTATGGTCTTTTACAAATTGGTGATGAAATTATCACCTATAAATCAAAGACTACTACTTCTTTCAATAGTTGTGTTCGCGGATTCAGTGGAATCTCTGGATATGATATAGGAATTTCTAATATTCTCAGCAATGTAAACAGTCAGAATATTGTTTTTAGTGAAACTTCTGCATCCGCCGCGGCCAATGGATCAGTAGTAAAGAACTTAAGTGTTGTTTTCTTACAAGAATTTTATAAAAAATTAAAAAAAACCTTTACTCCGGGTCTGGAAGAGTATGATTTTGTTTCTGATTTAGATGTTGGAAACTTTATCAAGCATGCAAGAAACTTTTATCAATCAAAGGGTATTGCAGAATCTATTAGAATTCTTTTCAAAGTTCTTTATGGTGTTCATGCTGAAGTATTAGATCTTGAAGGTAGACTAATTAAACCATCTTCTGCCGAATATATCAGAAGAGAAGTTATTGTAGCGGAAAATATTTCGGGTAATCCTTTTGGATTAGAAGGTCAGACAGTATTTAAGTCAAATGATCTTGATACAAATGCATCAGTTTCTGATGTTGAGATTTTTACAAGAGACACTCAAACTTTTTATAAACTTGGGGTATTTGTTGGATATAATGATAGAGACCTTGTAGAGGGTATTTTTACTATTCCTGGAGCATCTAGATCATTAGAACCAGTTGAAGTAAATGCGTCAGTTATTAGTGTTGACTCTACAATTGGATTTGGTCAAACAGGGACCATTATTTCTGGAAATAATAGAATTGATTATACTTCAAAGAGTATTAATCAGTTTTATGGTTGTACTGGTGTCACGTCAAAAATTAATATCTCTGATGTTGTAAGAGCAGATGAAACCATTTTTGGTTATGAGGATGGTGATATTGAAAATAGATGTGATATGAGAATCACTGGAGTTCTATCAGAATTAAAACCTTTGGTAGATATTCCTCTGATGGAAGAAGATGAGGAAATAACTACAAGAAATGTTGGTGAGGTTATTGAGAATCCTGTCGTTGATAGGACTTATAAGCAAATGTTTGCTAATTCTTGGATTTATAATACCAGTCCAAGATTTAAAGTGGAGGAAGTAAATTCTTCTGTATTCACACTATTTTCTGATATTGATAAGGCATTTCTTAAACTAGGAGATTCTGTTGAGGTTCTCATTGGCGATAGTCAACAAGTAGTTGTACCTGATCCAAATGTTGCTAATGCATCATTTGCAACAGTGTCTTCAATAAACACATTAACCAAAGAAGTTACTCTATCCAATATTGGTACTTTTACACCAGATCCTAATAAAGATTAAAGTATTAGACGAAAGATTG